GAAGTTAACAGTTGTCAACATGGTGTTTTTCAATATCCACTTAGATACAACAACTCCTGTTGGGTCAAGCATTTCAAGTTCAACATCACGTTTGTAACCTGCTGCATATCCTTGACGACCAGTAACAGATTCTGAATGCAAACGAACCCATTCCATTACTGCTTGTGAAGCAGAAGGGCCAATTGGGTCACGAAGCGTTACTTGTATTGTATCCCAAGTATAACGACCTACAACATATGTTGAAGTATTTAAGAATGGTATAGCAATTTCGTCCTGAGTTATTGAAGGACGAGAAGCGCTTGATAACCACCACTCTTGTATACCCAAATCAGCTGGGAATCTGAACAGCCATCTATTTTTTCTAAGCGGCTCATAATTGAGCGGCATTTTCAAAAGTAAATCTGACATGTCTTTTTATTGTTTAATAATTAATTATTTAATAATAAATATATATTTCTTAGTTTTTTATTTGTTTTTTATAATTTTTTTTGTATATTTGTAAAAATATAAAGATTAATTATGATTACTATATTAATACTAATGTTTTTTTGCCATATAATAGATGATTTTTGTTTGCAGACAAAATTTTCATTCCTAAAGCAAAAATCATGGTGGGAAAAAACGTGTAAAGATGAAGGCTTATCAATGGAAAAATACGGCAATGACTATAAAATGGCGTTGTTTGAACATTCTTTAGAATGGTCTATAGCAATTATGCTTCCAATTATATTTATACTAAACGCTAATGAATGGATAATACTTACTTGTGTTATAGTTAATACTATAATTCATTATATTGTTGATAATGCAAAAGCAAATCAATTAAGATTAAATCTAATACAAGACCAATTATTACATTTTATTCAAATACTTGCGACATTTTTCGTCATAGTTTAAATAATAATGAGTGAGTTATAAAACCCACTCATTTATTTTTATGAACCCATTATTGCATCAACGTCATTGATAGCGACACCGTTTAGACCTTCTCTATCATCCATTTCTGTTTCTTTTTTCTTAACAAGATGGCCCATTTTTCTCCAACCGGTGTTACCATTTACTTTGGCCATTCCTCTTTTTTCATTTTCTATGTCAGACTGATAAGCACTAGGATTTAAAACCATATTAGTCTTTCCCATCAACTCCTTAAGCCTTTGGTATTCTTGAGCAGCTGCTAGGAATTCATCTTTTTTTCCTCTTACGCCTTTGAGTGCTCTCATCTTTTTTTTAGCTTCTTCAAATTGTGCTTCCAAATCAGAATCTTCTTCTCTAATAAGCCAATTTTGTCTTGCTCTATTTTTGCTTTCTACTATTTTATTGACCGCCCTTTTAATCATTCTATGGAGGTCACTTTCTGTTAATCTTATAATTTGCTTTGCCATATCTTTAATTAATTTTTGCTTCCAGTATCAGTTAACACCTTGTCGCTTTCCAAGAAAACTTTCTTGAAAAACTCATATAGTTTTGATGTTGGATTATCTGAATATTTTTTCAAGCCCTCAATGGCAGTTTCTCTTATTTTCCCAATAATTGGCTCGTGCCTAATAACGTCTTGCGCATGCATTGCTTGCTCTTCAGCACTATCTCCCTTTTGCTGCTCTTGTGGCTGCTCTTGCATTGTTGGGTCTACGCCATGAGGCTCATCATCGTACATATCATCATATTCTTCAGGATATTCTTCACCACCTTCATGGTCATCGAATATATACGCTTCTGAAAGATATCTAGAAGTATGTCTTAAATCGTTAAGTAAATTATTTACGAAATTTTTTCTTTTATTCATATTTAAATATTTTTATATAAATATTTGCAGGCATTGAAAAAGCACTAATTTTTTTTAGCATATTGTTACCACACAAAAAAAATGCAGTAAGAAATACTGCATTTTTTTATTATAGATTTCGTGAATAATTTTTTTTGTTTAAATGTTGTCAAAACTAACACCTTCTGGTGTCAAAATAAAGTCTAAGACAACATATTCAAGAGCGTTGTAAGGTTTGAAGTAAATCTTAGCTGGTAATTCTCTTCTATCACGAGATTCAACAGTATCGTTAACTTCAATCTTATAGTCAGAAATACCTCTATTTGCTCTTATATTATCCATAATAGGAGTAACTGCTGTTAAGAACATATTCTTTGTTACTGGGTCATTAGGCTCAAATATGAGACTTCTGCAAGCGATTGCAATAAGTTTTCTCATTCTCAAAAGAAGTCTACGAACTGCGATTCTGTTGAGTTGTGATTCGCGTATCTGTAAGTTCTTCTGTCCCCAAACCTTAACTCCATCAGTTGCAAAAGTCTTAATTGGGTTAATTCTTCCATCATAAAGAACATCCTCGTCAGCCAATTTTGTAATGAAATGTGCTCTTACGCAATTAACATCACCTCTCTCAAGACCTGCTGGTGCAAACCAAGGGAATGTCTGATTATCTGTCTGTGCAAAGTTACGTACAACGTCCTTTGTTGCAGGCAAATAGATGTACTGATTATTATCTTGGTCAAGATATTTAACCCAAGGATAATATGTACAAGTATAATTAGAATCTATTTCAGAATCCTCAAGGTTGTAAACAGCCTCCTCAGGTGTGAACATCTCACCAACTTGGTCACTTGCGCCATTAGGCTTATCAGGTGTTGTTACAACATATATTGAGTCAGCACGTTCTTCCTCAAGCATATCAATAACTTCCCCAACAAGTGTTGTGTTATTAACATAGTCAATACCTGGAGATGCAAACACATTTATATCAACTGCTTCAGGGTTAGAGAACTGTCTGTATGCTGCCAAGAATGCGTACCAGTCTGATGTGATTCCACCTTGGTTAAGCCCAATTCCTTCAGGGTCATCAATTCTATTGAATGCATATCCTTCTCCACTGTTAGAATCGTATGTTCCAAGGTATTTAGACATCTTGAAATCATCAGTGTTTGTTCTTTGATTTCTGTAAACATCCCATCCATCAAAGCCACCATAGAAGTAAACTGTGAATTTACGAAGGTTTACGTATTCATATATAGAACCCATCATAAGTGGCTCTGTTCCAATTGCAGGAATATCAGTTAATACTGATGTTCTACTTTGAACTGAAACTGAATCAAATTTATAGCCAGGTTCTCCATCAACGGTGATTCTTGGTTTATGACCGCCACTATAGTTAGATGGGTCAAGTCTTGAATCAAGGTGGAAACCTTGTGTCAGCATTGATGGGTCATCAATATATGCAGCCTTTCCTTTATAGGTAAATGCGTCAATATCAACACCAACTCTTGTTGAAAGTCCGAAGTATTGCTTTCTATTCTTAACCTCATTGTTATACTCAAGATTGTATTTAAGAATTGGGTTAATTACTCCAAAGTTCTCAGAATGTTTACCTGTTGCTTCATCATAATATTTGCCACTACCGCCAACTGCTTGCAAACCATCATAGTGAGCCATTGGGTATCCCAAGAAGCCAGCTGGGGCTGAATGCTCAACAGCAGTACCTTCTGCAATCTCAACTGTTATGTACTTAGACTTTGATTCATACATTCCATCAAAAGTGCCAATCTTATAACCAATGTAGTTTCTATCACCAGGAGTTAATGTACATTTTGCAAACTTCTCAAGTGGCATTATATACTCATCACTATCATTGATGTCACGAACAACAACGTCAAATGTTCCATCGTCAGGACGTATATTCTCTATTGATATTTTAACTTCAAAGTTTGAATTATTACCGTCAGAAATTGTATGGAATCTAAACAATCTATTAATTTCGATATGCTCATAGTCTCCCTTTAAGTTAGAAACAATCCAAGGTGTTGAAGCATATCTATATGATGAAGCATAGTTGTTAAGGTCACAGTTCACATACATTACTTTAGGGAATGTATCAGTGTCTCCTGAATCTGCATATTCAAACTCTCCAGAATCCTTATTATAAGTATATAGTTCATCAGTTAATCTGTAGTAGAGACCGTCTGAAAGGTTTTTAGCCATAACAAGCCTTGTACTTTCAAGTTTGCCTGTACGAGAATTCTCTAAGCAATATGCATCTTTAAAGTTCATCTTAGTTTCACCGGTATTAGATACTAATTTATCCACCAATGGAACTAAATCAATGCTCCAAGTATAATAAGGTTTAGGCTCTGTGCCACCAGTATTAATCATAGTTGTACCGGTATTATATCCTTGTCCAGCAGCCCAATCTTTTACACTATTTTCAGGATAATATCTGTAATAGTAATGGCGTTTTCCTTGTTCGTCAGTATATTGTGATACTGTATAAATCTGTCCAACAAAACTTCTGTCAATTTTGGCCATCAAAAGGCTCTCTCCAATTTTCTCTTCGAAATCCGCTATATTTTGGTCAATTTCTTCTTGAGTTTTACCGGTTAATGCCTTGGTAATAGAAATTGTTACAGCAGATTCACCAGATTCGCCTAAAGCATCTGATTTAAAATAAGTCCCTTGAGCATCTTCAAATGTTACATCAATAGGCTTAACTGTTTCTCCATCCAAGTATGTTAATATTTTTTTGTGGTAGTCAGTTTCGCCATCAT